GACGGTTCTGGTGGGCGACTCCACAGCGTGGGAAGCCTACCCCGTGGGACCATCCCAAGCCCCAGTTCAGGACCGGGCCGTCGTACGGAATGGACTTGAGGATCCTTGCCGTATAGAGCGGCTCGTCCGAGCCAGGTCCGCCTGTGACCGTCCTGGACGTGATCGCGGCGCTGCCGCTCGGGGCGAGCACCGCCCCGCCAATCGCCACCCCGATGTCGTCGAACGTCGTCTCGTGACCGTCCGGGAGCCAAGGCTTATTGAGTCCGATCCCACCGGTAAAGATCGGCTCGATACTCGTGATCGTCGCGGTTCCGCTCGTCGAGGAGAAGTAGATCGGCTGGCGCTTGAACCAGGACCGGCGGGTCGCCCCGATGTTCGTGTCCCAGCCGACCGCCATGAGGAAGAGCGCCAGAGAGCCAGAGAGTGGCGTCGATCCTTCGATCCGCTTCGCGATGAACGATGTGCCGCTGACGACGCTCTGGATGAGCCAAACGGATCCACCGATAGAGGCGAGAGAGCCGGCGTGGTTCGCCGACATCGAGAAGTTGGTGACTCCAGTGAACGTCCGTATGTCGTTCGTCGTCGATGAAGTAGAACTGATCGTCGCGCTCCCAGCGCCAATGGTCGTCTCCTTGTACGGACCGGACCAGTCTGTTGCGTCTCCTCCGTACTGGCCGTACAGCGCAGCAGCGTCCATCTCCGTCGGAGACACGAACCTCGTCGAGCGAACGTAGTGACCCATTGGGTGCGTCGTGCTGTTGAGCGCACCGCCGCCGATCCGCCACGTCGCGTTCTCGTCCGCCTTCTCGAAGAGGGGTGAGGAAGCGGAAATCTTGATGGTGTTGTTGCTGCCGTCCAGGATCGCCGCGACCTGAACAGGCACAGCGTTGTCCACGATCCGCGCCGGGCTGTATGTCCCGAGAACTCCGTACTTCCAGACCTCGACGCTGTTCGTGATAGAGCGTTCGAGGAACAGTGGCGGGTGGTTCTGGTGGCAGAAGACGATCCGACGCCCGTCCTGGAAGGCGTAGATATCCCGGAGTTCGGAAGCCAGGAAGTGGTGGAAGTAGGAGGTCGTATCCCCGAAGGCGTTGAATGGACCGTGCGCCGCGTTGTCCCCGAAGTTCACGAGCGCCCGCGTCTGGGCGTCCACCACCTGCATCCGTCGGTTCGCTGAGTTCAGGTCGTTCGCGTCGTCGTCCTGCGACACGATCTGCACGACGTACTGCCGGTCCTGGGCGTAGTACGAGAAGATCGCGGCTGGGAAGCCCGATGTCGCAGGCATCAAATCCTGCGTCCCGAACCTCTTCCGCGCGGAGCCGGTCGCCGTGATCAAGGCGTTCGTGAGCGTCTGGCACCCAGCCGCCACCTGCTGGCTACTCACCAGCCCGTAGACGGCGGGAGAGACCTCCCCGCTACCGAACGACTCTTTCGGGATCCAGACCATTACCAGAACGCATTCGCAATGGTGTAGTCGATCAAGGTCGGTTTCGTACCCGTCGCGGAATCGGTCCGGAGGGCGTTCCGCTTCGCCTTCTCAGCGTCGAGTTCCAGCATCGACGCCTCCGTCGTAGTCTTCCCGAACGAAGTCGCAACGTGCGCCGCCAGAGCCAGCGCCATCGCCCACCTCATGTCAGCAGGCATCAGAGTGATGTCCGAGTCCGGGACCAGGAAGACGTACTCCAGGTTTGCGCTCGCCTCGTCTGTGAAGAGGCAGCGCTTCCTCGTCCCAACGTCGTTCGTCGCGACCTCCTCTTCCCAGAGGCCGAGACTCCCCGCCACGTCCTTGTCGCCAGGGCGGTTCTCTCGCCCGTTCAGGCGCAGGCTGCGAACGTGGTCGGACGGGCGTTCGTAGGCGAAGTTCCACCGCGCCGTGGGGACGACAGGCGTCACGCCGTCCGAATCCTTGAAGGTCGTCAGCGCCGCCGTCTTCTTCGCCCCGTCCCAGGACGCATCCCGCAGGAACGCCTCCTTGAAGAGCGGCCAGTTCGTCGCCAGGATCACCCCCTGGGGGCTGCCGTCCGATGTCGGAGCGGACGTGACCGGCTCGATACCGAGCCTCGTCAGGGCCACGTTCCAGATGTCGAGAACGCTCATGTATTCCTCCAGGGTCAGGACCGTAGCCGAGATCGTTTCTCGCTCCAGGATCTCCACCTCGAGGGTAGACCCGGTGATCGAGGCCGTCTCGTCCCCAGTGGCTTCGTCAGGCGGTGGCGCGAACCCTCTGTCCACGTTGATCGACGGACCACCGGACGCTCCGCTGTTCGCCGCTGCCACCAATGTACCGATCTGGGCCTGCGACAACGCTACTTGATTGATGAGGAAGACGTGCTGGATCCGCCCGTCGAAGTTCTCGCCGGATGTGTCCGTGTCGCGCCCAGCCTCGAAACGCCGGAAGAGTGGGTTGTTCTGGGTCGTGATGTCCGTGTTCTGAGCGACCAGGCTCCCGTCGATGTAGAGTTTCTGCCCCTGACCAGACACCCTCTCGAAGACCGCCACCACGAAGTGACGCCCTCCAGCCTGGACCGCCCCAGGAGAACTCGTCGCCTCTTTGATCTGTGCGAGTTCGTTCGTCCTCGAGAACACCACGGACCCGTCGTCGAGAACACGAATACTCGCAAACGCCTGCTTCGAGCAGACAAACTGGTCGCCCGCTCCGGAGAAGCTGTCGATCTCGAACCACGCACCCAGCGTGTAGGAATGCGTCGGGCTCGTCGTTTGCCAGCTCGTCGTGTTGTTGCTCTCGACGCGATCCCCGGTGGCGTCGAACAGGGCCGAGGTCTGCTGCTGGGAGATCAATCCGCCAGCCCCGAGGCTCGCCCCGATCGGGCTCCCAGCTCCCGTGCCAGCGGTCCCGCTGTCGTTCGACCCCGTGATCGAATCGAGCTGCCACCAGAAGGTCGGAGGGAAGTTCAGGGCGAGCGTGGAGGCGAAGGTATCCGTAACCTGCGGCCCCTGGCTCGCGACAGCGTTGTTGCCTGCGCCGGTCGCCGCGAACTCTGCTGGCGCCGCAAGCTGGGCGAACTCAGAGCCGATGGCCTTGTTCTGGTCCGCCTGAGCGGCCGTCTCGAATCCCCTGTTACGGAGAAGGGTCGGCGTGTTCTGAGAGGCCGTTGCGTTGTTCCCGGCACCAGTCGCGGCGGGCGTCACGGACCGCGCCAGGGTCGGAGTGTTCTGCGAGCTGATCGCCTCGCCGCCAGCCGTCATCGAGAACGTGCGCTGACCGGACCCGTTTAGGGACGGAGTGTTCTGGGACGCCACTGCGTTGTTGGCGGCAGAAGTGGCGGAAAAAGCCCTGGTGACATTCGACTGTACGAGGGTCTCTGTACCGAGGGCACGTTCGGCGTTCGTGGTGGTAAGCCCACCGTTCGTACTAAGTGTCGGTGTATTCTGTGACGCGATCGCGTCGTTCGCTGGATTGGTCCCGTCGAAGATCCTGTCCGACGCCGTTGTAGCAGTCGGATTATTCTGGCTCGCGATCGCGTCGTTGGCAGAAGCAGTCGCAGAGAAGTCTCTGAGCACGTTGATCGGAACACCAGGTCCGCTCGCCCATTCCGCGTACAGGGAGGTAACCTCAGCGGCAGAAAGAGCGCGATCTAGGACGATGAAGTCGTCTAGCGTGCCGCCGTTCGCTCCTCCAATCGATGTTTGGAAGAGTTGTAGTGGAAGAGTCGTCGCCGTATCAGTGGCGGTAATCGTTGTACTCGACGCCATCAAGTTACCGTCAACGTACAGAGCCATTTCTCCTGGAGTCCATGTCGCAACTACGAAGTGCGGAACGTCCGGAAGAAATGCGGTTGGCGTCGTAAGCGTCTCTACGACACCCGTTACCTGTCTCCTTTCAAAGACGATCTGGGTCCCTGCGAGTGTTCTCACCTGCCACATCAGGTTTATAATGTCGCGCCTCTTGCGCACCCAACCCTTAGCTCCGATTGATAAGTTCATGTGCATCGTGAAAGCAACGGCGAACTCGTTCGTCGTCGGATGTGGGGATCCGACCGACGTGTTGGACGCTGTGATGACGGCTGCTCCTGAATCGGAGCGAATCGCGAATCCGGTTGTTGCGGTCGCTGGAGTGGCTCCTGACACGACCGTCGCTGGACCACCAGAGAGCGTTCCAGTAACGCCATTGCCGCTCGAGTCCACCGCAGGAAGAGCGTCGAGCTTCCAGTAGAGCGTCGGGCTGAGCGCCGCTACCTCTGCCAGGAAGTCGCTCGGTAAACCCTGATCTGTGAGGGCGTTGTTCGTCACTCCCGTAGCAGCAAGGAAGTGCGAGCGCAAAAGGGTGACTGTTCCCTCTGAGGCGATGGCATTGTTGTCCGGAGACGCGGCCGTGAAGACCCGCGCTCCTGCGATGTCGATCGAGATCGTCGGTGGCTCTGACCCGAATGCGTCGTTCCCGGCCCCTGTTGCCGAGAAGAAGTGGACTCGATTGAGCTGGACCGAGCCCTGGGAGGCAATTGCGTCGTTCGCGCTAGAGGTCGCGCTGAGATCAACGACCCGCAGGAGAGTCGGCGTGTTGTCCGAGGCGATTGCGTCGTTCGCTGAGTCAGTAGCGAAAAACCCGTTGTTGACGACGACCGTAGGGGTGTTCTCGGAAGCCGTTGCGTTTGGACCTGATCCTGTCGATGCGAGGCCAACGCGACGCACCGCCGACGGAGTGTTCTGAGACGCGGTTGCGTTAACCCCAGCCCCGGTCGCCTGTACAACCGTTGCTCTTCTTATGGTCGGGGTATTCTGTGAGGCGATGGAGTTCGGACCGGCTGTGGTAACGAAGAGTCCAGAGTTCTTCGTGATGTGAGCGGCGTTTTCCGATGCTACAGCGTCGTTTGTCCTCGCTGTTGCTACTACGTCCACCGGACCAGACTGTGCCGGCATCGGGCTCGAGGCGAAGCCAGCGTTGAGAACCTGAGTCTGGAAGTGCGCGACCCTGTATCCTGTATTGTCGAAGGCGCTGACAGGCGTTCCGCTCGCCTCATTGAGACGCCAGCAGTGAATGAGAGTTGGGAACGTTGCTGAATCTATGAACTGGTCGCGCAAATCTTCGTACCCACCAACCACACCAGGGAGGATGGATCGGTTCGCGTCCCATGCGCGGAACTCCGCAACGTTCCCCTGCCAAGGGCTAGAGAAAGTCCCGCTGGTTCCGACCTGGGCGCCAATCCCGAAGTTTGTCGCGACGGTACTCTGCCTGCGTAGTCCCATTAGACGGTCGATGCCGTTCGTCACTCCAGCGGTTCCGCTGAACTGATACGGCATAGCGTCCGCGGTAGAACTCGCCCCTGTCACGGTTCGACCTACTCGACCGACGAACAGGAACCACGTTGTTCCAGAACTCATCAGTACGGCGTGCCACCATACGTTAGGGTTAGACGCGAATGGGATTGGGACCGTCTGGATCTGTAATCCGACGTTGTTGGCGTCTCTGAACTGGCAGATCATTGCTCCGCCAACTGTGGCAACACGGAGCGATAGGAGGTGTGTAGACGTAGTTCCGTCTCTTGCAAGGAAAACGAACCGTCCTGCGACAAAGCTGACTGTGTTGATTGAAAAGAACACCTCGACCGAGCGCATCTGGTGAGCAATGTCGTCCGAGGCGGTCGCCGGGTAGAACGGTTCGGACGTGTTGCCGAACGTTCTGATCCCGCAGGTGGCAGTCGCTCCACTCTGGCCTATGCACCTGAGATCAGTTACCGCCATCTGGAACCTGCTTCGATGTCACCTTAACGACGGCGGTGGTCATTCGTAGGTCGAAGGGAATCTGCGGACGGCGCTCAACTTCGTCGGCAGGATCTCCGGATCGAAGTCGGTGGGAGTTGCACCATAGTTCGTGCCTCACGGTGAACGGTCCGGCCCAATCCGAACTCCGCTGGTAGATCGTTGTTTGCAGTCCGACGTAATCCAGGCCGTCGAAGAGGGGCGGAAGCATCTGCTCGTACTTCACGAGGCGACCGTGCGTCACGACCTGGGTTCCTGACACGATAGTCCAAGTGGGTGGCTCTCCATCCGGATCCGATGTCGAGTAGATGTCTCCTTGAAGGCGGACTGACTTCTCGATCGCTGGCTTCCCGAAGTCCGTGACGTAGATCCTCTGGTAGATGTTCGTGGCGTAGAAGAGCGGAACTGAGTCGATCGGTCCGATGACGAGAACGTCCTGCATTGCCTGAGAGACCGTGTAGGACGTGATTAGTGCGATCTCATTGACGACGTGGCGGATCCGACGACCACCGAAGAGGCCGGAGCAGCACGGTCTGTGGACTCGTGTTTCCCAGGCCATCTCTCCCTCACGCCAGTATGACGAATGCGTCAGAGATGCTTGGAGCAGAAGGCAAGGCATCTACTGTTATCGTCTTTGTCGCTCCGTCGTATCCAGTAATGAAGAAGGCTCGACCTGTTAGTGTACCAGAAATGATCTGCCCGACTCGATCGACGTACACCCCGTCTACACTGCTCGGAAGTGCACTCGCCGCGAACGTCGTCGCAGTAACAGATCCAGTAATGACGGCTCCGATGATCGCTGTTCCTGCGACAACGAGTCCCTCGGGCTCTTGAATGACTGCTGGAACACGCCCGGCTGTTGCAGAGAGCGGTGTGTTGGTGTTCCACTTCCGAACGTCCACTGGGAGGAAACCGGCAGGTGATCCGCCTGGGATGGCGGTCCCATCGATCGTCTTGAGATCCACCGGAGGGTAGAACGGACCGTCTATAGCGTTACCGTCCCACTCCGTTACGTTCGAGAGGTGGACGTATGCCAAACCCCATGTGGACCCACTCGCGAACAGCGCGTCGTAGACGGTCTCCTCAATCACCGTGAATTTGTGGACGACCGGCAGAGCCCCGCTCACCGTGACGCGGGCCATGAGCGTACCGACCGTATCGGTGTCGGTCGCGTTGAGGGTGGCGGAGTAGACACCACCCTCCATGTGCGTCCCGCCTCCGGAGTTCTTGTTCCCGAACGCTCCGCCAGCCTTCGAGAGACGGATGTCCGTGTTCGCGATCGAGAGCGCCGTCTCGGCAGTCTTGAAGTCAGTGTCATCTAAGAATGGGCCGAGCAGCACGATCTGGGAGGCCGTCGATTGCCGGAGGAATCCGTTGTTCATCGAGCCCCCAGGTTCTGAAGGTGCCTATTCATGGCACCGAAGGCTGTCGCGGCAGCGAACGATGCGTTCGACCCGGCCCAGCTCCCAGATGCACTCAAGGTAATCGTCGTCCCCTCGCTGGTTCCATCGGCGAGTTCGTCGGCGACGACGAGTGTCTGGCTCGCAGATGAGAACGTCCCTCGCACGGAGTACCCGTTTGTCGCCCCGGATGCTGTGCCTGAAGTTGCCCAGTAAGCCGCCGCGATCTTCCCTGCCGCGGAGCCTCCACCAGCGGTACCACACTCGGCTGTGGCATCGCTTCCGGTGGCTCCTCCGGAGTCGTTCACGAACGGTGATGCTGCGGCTCCTGTGATCCTGTAGACACAGCCTGCGATCGGAGCAGTAGACCCGTACGTGAAGGTGATGGAGGTGGGTTCCGACGCTCCGGCGATCTTCCACCAGACGGTGAGCTGGGCTAACGTGCTGTTGACGATGTGCTCGCTGTTCGTCCAACCGCTCCCGCTGATCGTCGGGGTCTGGTTGTCGTTGGAGCCGGTGATGGCCACGAGGAGATCGCCGGTGCTTGCTCCAGAGAGGTTCACGACGACAGTCGTGCTCTTTGTCGCGCTTCCTGGGCATTCGACGAACGTGAGGGCCATCAGAACACCTTCGACAGCTTCCAGTCACCGAGTCGCGGCTCGAGCCACGCTGCCAGTTCGCTTCCTTCGATCCGCTGCTTCAGCTCCCAGACCTGCATGATCCCGCTCGGCTTTCCGACAAGCATGATCCCGCAGCGGTCCGGCCTGAACTTCTTCGGCATGTGCGGGCTCGTGAGCCATGCACAGGTGAACTCGCTGCACTCTCCCGGGCGCTTCTTGTAGATCGTGCAGCTTCCGGTCTTCGACTTGCACAGGTGCGCGCACGGGACCCCGGCCGGTTTGTTGAGCGCGACGATCTCTGGGGCGATGCAGCAGGCATCGCATGAGCCGCACGTCCGCATCTATTCGAGACGCAGTTGGAGGTTTCCTGCCGCGATCGACACCGTGTCGCCGCTGAGTACCGGCTTCGCGAGGTCGAACGCTCCGTGCCACACGCCCCTGTCCGCAGCCGACGCGACGCCTTCGTACAGAACGAACCCGGCGACCCACAGCGTCACCCCGTCGGCCCAGTTCGCCGATGCGGTGCCGTACTGGATGATCCCTGAGTTGACCATCTGGGACGGGTTCGCGAGCGTCGGGTTGTCCCAGTGGTTCCCGCTGTTGACGGGAACCCTGGCGTAGTTCCCCGCCGGAGTACCAGCGACGGTCGTGTTGTTTCCGCGGATCTCCCCGGTCACCGTCGCCGGTCCGGTCGCCACCGAGCCGCCAGGGTCGAGAGGTGCGTTCGAGGTGTTCCCCCACAACGCCAAATCGAACGGCTTCGTCAACGCCGTGAAAGACGGGGTGAGCTGGAAGATTTGCGACAGGATGGCCTGAGCGCCATCGCGTACAAGCGCCATTCTCAGTCTCCTTTGATCTTGAAGTCCTGAGTTCCGATCGTGTGTGACTCACCGTCGGTGACTGTCCGTACCGGAGAGATCACGTCCCATGTCAGTAAGTTGCCTCCAGAGGCCGCATCGAAAACGCCCACGCCTACGAGAATCGAAGGGCTCACCGTCAGTGTGATCGAACCCCACGAGATCGAGCCGACGTTCCGAATCATGCGGATCTGCTGGGTGAAATCCTCTGGATCGCCCCAGTGGGGGGAGCCCGCCCCGGAGTTCGGGAAGACCCGGACCCGAGGCGGACCCCATTCCACTGCGGCGTGAGCCGTCGGGTGGTCGGACGAGGGGTTCGTGGTGAACAGAGTGACCCACGTCGCGGAGACGGGAGTCGCCGACAATCCCTTGTAGAGATTGAGGGCCTTGTCCGCCATGAGGCTCGTACGACCTGCCACGGTAGCTCCTAGCCGAACGACTGCGCGTCGATGTTCTTCATCGTCACGACGCCGGTTCCATCCGTGCGGACGGCACCGACGAACGCTCCGCTGTAGAACAGGTCCGACGTACGGTCAGCGACGTAGTCGATCCTGGTGGTACGCTGCCCGGTCCCGGTCGTCATGGCGTAGCGGTTCCAGGCGTACGAGAGGTGTCCGGCCTGAGTTCCGGTCGATGTGTCGATGTCAGCCACCGCCGGGACTTCCGTGGACATGATCCACGACATCCCGAGGTACTGACGAACCTCTCCAGACATCAGCGGCCGAAGCGTGTTGAAGTCCGCGCTCGTCAGAACCTTCGTCGAGTCGATGAAGGCTTGCTGGAGTTGGATCGGGTGAACCAGGAGGAAGTTGTCTTCCGGTCCGGTAAAGGCGTCGTTCTGCTGGAGGACCCCCAGCATGATGATCGCCTTGCTGTTCGAGAACGAGGTGACGAACGTCGTGGTGCTTCCGTCGCTCGCCTTGACGGTTCCGGCGTGCGCCGTTCCGCCACCGCCAGCGAACGTCTCAGGAGAGCCGCCGTTTTCGATGCCGACCGGCGAACTCCCGTCGAGCGCCACGATGAACGCAGAGTCCCACTTCCGGGCCATCGCCCCGAGGACGTTCGCCTTGTAGGCACCGTCAGTCAGAGCTGCCGTGCGCTTCTTGAGTCCCATCTCGTCGCGGATGTCGAAGTACTCGGGGTACTCCCACGGAACCGCCTGGAGAACGTAGTTCGCGGTCCCGGTCTCTGCCGAGGCCACGCCGACCGTCACGGTACCGCCAGGACCGACGACGCCGATGACTTCCCTTCCGATCTGGGCGCTCCGCTGACGCTGTTGGAGGGTGGCTTTCGACCAGCGGTCGATCCTGGTCTCATAGCCGGTGAGTTCGATCTGTCGGCCAGCACGGTTCGCGACCTTCGGCTGGAGAGCCTGCATCCTCAGCAGCATCTCGTCCGCGTAGGTCAACTTGAGGAAGTTGATGTAGAGCGCGTCTGCGCTCGATCCCGGCCAGACACCTGGCGTACTCGGGATATAATCGGGGATCGCCAATGGACAAGTCCCTTCCGAGAAGGTTCAGTTTCTCGGGAGGTAGTCCGGCCGATCCGGGCCGCCCTAGCTGTTGCGGAGTGCGTCTCCGGCGGCTTGCGCCGCAGCCGAGGGGGCCGCTAGGGTATTCCCCTCGCCGTCAAAGAGAACACCCAGGGCGGGCGGCTGTCAACTGTCTGTCTTCTTGTAGCGGCGGATCGTGCGGGCTCCGGGGTGCATCGGGATGTCGTCGGCGGTCTCGGAGGGTGGGTTCCCCGGAAGAGACGGCCTCACGGCAGCCTCTCGGTTCCGCAGTTGGTTCAGGGAATCCACTGCGTAGCGGACTTCGAGCTTCGCGAGATCGGCTCGAGGTGGGATCCAGTTGAGATATTTCGAGACTTCCGCGAGGTGCTCGAATGCTTTTTGGAGTGGGTCCATCAGCCCTGTTTCCTTCCGCACTTCTTGCAGTAGGTGCCGAGTTTCTGATCCTGGTAGACCTCCGCCTGGCAGCAGGCGCTACTCCATGTCGGGTGCTCGTTGGCTCGCTTCTGGGCCTGGGCCATGCCGTAGCGCCAGGCTTCCTCGGTCTCCCGGACGATCTTCTGTCGGTGTGGACTCTCGCTCACTTGATCACCGTCCCGTCAGGCAGGCGGAAGGTCGGGCGCGGGATAAGCCTGCTGTCGGACAGGCCAGAGAATCCCTGAGCCATCAGGTCTGCCATGACCTGGCGGAGATTCCCCTTCGCGATCTCGTGCATCGGATGGAAGACATCCGTGTACTCCTTCGACTGCATGATCGCCATCCCCTTCTGGTGCAGTTCGCCAGGTGTCGGGCCGGGCGGCTGGGCCGGGGTGGCGTTGAAGGGCGACTTGTCGTCCGACATGGCGCTTCTCACTTTCAGGACGGCATCGAGGATCCCGGGGTGCTTGGCGAGGCCGGTCGTCTCGAGGGCTTCTTTGATCGTCGGGTCGCCAGCGATCAGCTTGTCGAGGGTGGCCTTGGCGTCGGCGAGCCTGGCGTCGGCCTTGTCGCCGTTCGCCTCGCGGAATCGTTTCTCCCAGGAGGAGGCCAATTCCTCGACCTTTTTCTGGGATGCGCCGGTCTCGCTGGCGATCTGCGCGGCGAGTGAAGCGAACTGCTCCCTGGAGAGACCCTTCTGGTAGGCGGTCGGCCGGAGCGCCTCGAGGATCGCCTTGGCGGACCCTGGCTCCGAAGGAAGGTCGTACCCGTCGGCGGTGGGCGGCCGCCCCATCGTCTCGTGGAACTTCGCCCAGTCGTCCGGGGTCGCGTCCTGTCCAGGCACGCGCTTCGTGCTCGAGAGGAGCGTCTTCGTATCGACGAAGCTCTTGGCGAGCTTCTCCACGTCGGCGTCCGGTCCGAACTGCTTCTCCATCGCCTCCCTGAGAGGCCCTTCTGGGATCGCCTCAGACAGCTTCAAGTCGGTCCCCCTTCCTCTTCGCTCCCGCCTCGGCGAGTTCTCTGATGAGCCAGTAGACCATCTTCATGGCGTCACGCTGGGCGTTCACGACGGGATCTTTGCGGGTCGCAAGCGTGACGTCCGTGTGCTTGACCTCAAGCTGCTCGCACAGGAAGTCGATCACGATCTTTCCGTCCGGCGTCTTGAACGTGCGGTAGAAGGCGTTCTCGACCTCTGCTCGCCAGATGCGCTCCGCTTGAGCCTTCGACTCTTCCCGCGCACGGACCTCGGAAAACGGCTCGATCTCCATCTAGACAGCAACCCCCGGGGGCTGGGCCTGCTCGGCGAGTCCCTCCCCGGCGGCTCGGCTTCCGCCCGGTCGCAGTTGTACCTGCGTGGAGTTCCGGCCAGCCCGGCCGGAGATCGCCTGTTGCTGCATCTGGAGGATCCGGTCCTGGGCGGCCTGCTCGCCCCTGGCGGCCCGGATCGCGTTGACCTCCTGCTGCTCCTTGAAGATCCGAGCGGGCACGTCGGTCATGTCGATGTCGTAGGCGCGGATCTCGTCTTGGTCGAGGTCGTCGAGCCAGGCAGGGTCGCTGGTCCGCTCCCAGAGTTGCAGCCTGCGCTCCAGGAAGGCGTGGACCCTGGTGGCGGAAGTCGCCTTCTGAGCGGAGAAGAACGGGCTCGTGAAGACCGGCTTGACCGTCAGTCCGCCGATCGATTCGAGCTCCGGGAGCGCACCGCGCTTGAGCATGATGTCGATCACGGTCTCGATGAGCGGGCTCAGCATCTCGTGGACGACCGTGTGGTTCACGCTGCTGACCCTGGTGATCGCACGGTTCAGGCGAGACTGTTCGGCTGCCGCGGAGCGCGTCTGGGTGTCCGGTTCCGAGAGCACGTCACCGAGGAACGCCTCTTTGATCTGCTGGTGGTAGTACCGGCGGATCTCTTCAACGTCTCGGAAGTTCGTGCCGGACTTGACGTACTGCGGGGCGAACTCCTTGGGGGGGCGAATGATGATGTGCCCGGAGGGGATCGGGTCACCCTCGATGATCGACTCTTCCTCGGAGACGAAGGGCGGGTTCAGTTCCTTGCCGAGCGAGATCAACTCCTGGTAGGTCATGACGTTGACGCCGCGGGCGTACGGGCGCGCGATGTGTCCGCGCCCTCGTCCGTACTGCTCGCCGTCGAGGATCATCTGACGAGCGCAGATGTACGGGTTCTCGTCGTACCCGCCCTCTCTGGCGAGGTGGTACTGCTCGCCGACGTACCAGTAGCTCTTCCAGGGCTTCTTGGTCGTGCCCTTCTTGCCGTTGTAGTCGCGCTCGACGAGGTGGTAGAGGCAGACGAGTTCGTAGGGGGTGTTCTTCGCCTTGTCGCGCAGGGCGCTCCCCGGGTTGTCGCCTGGGCTCGATAGGAAGTTGAGCGCCTCGATCGCTGGCATCTCTTTCTCGCAGAGGAGGCAGAACGGCCGTCCGATGTGCGAGAAGGTCCACCACATCCGCGTCCACGGGATCGGGTCGAAGACGAGCCCGCCGAACTCGTCGCCGGTAACACCCTCTTCGTCGTGCTGGACGTAGTTGGTGCCGTTCCCGATGACGGTCCAGTCCGTAACCCAGGCTGTGGCGGTGGAGTAGAAGTTCGAATCGGCGAGGGCATCGAGGATCCGGAGCGAGGTGTCGTCGAGGGCCTGCTGGATCGCCTGGTCCTCGCGGACTTCGCCGCGCTGTCTGAGGGAGAGCCAGTCGAAGCTCGAGGAGAAGAGGCTCGCGATGAAGAAGTTCACGAGCTTGTCGGCGGCGAGGACCCCGGTCGGGTCGTAGGGCTGCTTGCGCCTCGAGTTCGTGCTGCCGCCGTAGAGGTCCCCGCGGAAGGGCGTGAAGAGATCGCTGATCTCCTGGAACGTCGGGTCCAGGAGAGTCCGCTCATGTCTGAGCCACGCTAGCTTCTGCTGGTACTTCTCTGACATGGACGAAGTGTAGCGTTGCCGGGGCGGCCCTGGCAAGATTCTAGCCATGCACGTCGCCGCGATCATTCCGGTCGGCCCCGGGCACCAACTGATCTCGAGGGAGGCCGTCGATTCGGTGATTCGGGCCGCAAAGGGCCTCCCGATCGAGGTGGACCCGATCGTCGTCGGGGACGAGAAGGGGCACCTGGGGAGGTCTGCGGCCAGGAATCTCGGGGCGGAAATGTCGGGTGCCGACTGGTACTTCTGGCTCGACGCGGACGATCTGGCCCTCCCCGACTGCTTCCGGATCTTCCTTCGCGAGGTCGAGGCGAACCCGGAGATCGACGCCATGTGGGGGTCGATGTACCGGGAGATCGTCCTCGTGGACCAGAGGGGGAACCGGCAGCACCGAATGGTGAGCGAGCCCTCCGGGCAGATCCGGTCCGGCTCTCCGCAGCAGATCCGGTCGATCGCCCACTGGCTCAACGTAGGGCACTTCATCCGCGCGGACCTGCACACAGCGGTCGGGGGCTGGTGCGAGCGCCTCGATCTGGCGGAGGACTTCGAGTATTTCTCTGCCTGCCTCGCCCACGCGAAGTCGCCTCTCAAGATCGTCGAGCCGCTCGCCCATATTCGCGCCCATGTGAAGTCTGCGGTCGGCCCTCGCGGCTACGAGATGTCGGTCTACAACGACGCGATCTACGAGACGGCGCACGCCAGGGGGGAGGCCATCAAGGCGTACTGGCGGGCGCGCGGGGACAAGCCATGGAACAAGAAGGAGCGCCGGAATCGCCCGGCGATCTACGGGGACATCGGGCCGCTCCTGGAGGGTGAAGGATGAGGATCGCTGTCGTCATGCCGGTTGGTCCTGGGCACACGGGGACGGTCCAGGTGGCGGTCGATAGCGTCCTGGCTGCTGACCTCCCGAGCGGTTGGTCTGTCGATCCGATCGTGGTGATGGACGACAGGGCGGAACTCGGGAGGTCGAAGGCTCGCAACGTCGGGGCCGAGGAAGCCGGGGATGTGGACTGGCTTTTCTGGCTCGACTCCGACGACAGCCTGACCCCGCAGGCGTTCCGGATCCTGGAACGGGAACTCCACAAGTCTCCTGACCTCGAGGCTCTCTGGGGGCCGATCTTCCAGAAGTACACGCTATGGGGTCCTGGGAAGATCGCGCTGGCGGTCCGCGAGATGCGCTTCGGTGGTTGTCAGGGTCCGATCGAGACGTTTGACGATCTGGTCGGGTTCGGGCCTGCGTATTGCATCCACTCCGGTTGCTTCGTGAAGAAGACGCTCCACGACACCGTGGGCGGGTTTCTTGAGGCGATCGACTTCGGAGAGGACACTGAGTATGCCTGGGCGTGCGCGGCTCACTCGAAGCGGTTTCGGAAGGTGGTCGAGGATCCGATCTTCCTGATCTGCTCTGACAACCCGTCGGCGACAGGTCGTCGTGGCCTCGACGCGGACGAGATCAGGGAGAGGTCCGCGAGCTCGACGAACATTCGCAGGGGCATGGCGGTGTGGAACTACTGGAAGGCCAGGGGCAAGGTTCGATGGACGGCGGAAGAACTCCAGAACCGCGAGCACCTCTACGGGGATATCGGTCCGCCGTGGAAGGACGAGCCGTACCGCTACAAGCCCTACCCGAGCGAGTAGAAGTCGTAGTCGCTCTTGACGACCCTGTGCTTCCGCTTCTTCTCTCCGACGGGTAGCGCGTAGCGGAGCATCATCAGCAGCTTGAGAAGTGCGTCGATCAGGTGGTCGTCCTGCTGCTGGATGATCTTCCCGTTCTTGAACCGCCAGGTGACGATCTCCCGGAGGAGTTGCGGGCAGGACTGGCTGATCTTGAGTCGGCCGGTGGCGAAGCGTTCCTGCGCCTCGACGACCATCGTCATCTTGTCCTTCGACTTCTTCGATCCGTCGTAGAAGTGCGCTGGCTCACTCAGCATGTTGACGCCGCATTGGCGGTATCGCTCGGCGATCGTCTGTCCGGTGCCGTCGCGGATCCCTCCGTCGTGCGGCCATGCGACTGGGATGCTATCGCCTCCCATGAGGATCACGCGCCGAGCGTTGAGTGGGACCTCCTGGGCGATCGACTTGAACTCCTCGTGGATCGTCACCACGTCGGCGTGGACATCGTGGGTCCCCATGACGGCGGCGAAGTGCCCGACGCCGTGCGGCACGTCGAGCCCGATCAGGGCGTTGCCGCTGCGTCCTGTCCCTGGCGGAACGGTGATCGCCATCTGCGAGTAGGGGAAGACGATCCCGCCAGATCGGCAAGGGCGTCCGTAGAGGCGAGCCTCTGCCTCCGGGTGGTTCTTCCAGCGGGCGATGGCGTCTTCGTAGTCCTCGCGCGAGAGGTGTGTGCAATCGTCGATCGTGTACTCGATCAGGTCCATGTGGACGCCATCGGAGGTGTCCTTGAACTGGTAGTAGACGATCGGCTCTTCCTCGAGCGGGCAGGCGCCGATGCGGAGGAGTCCTTTGGTGGCGTTGATCCGCGCCTTCATCTCGGTGTAGACATCGGGTGGCGGGGTCTCGTTCCCGAGCACGAGGTCGGCGGTGTACCCGGCGGCGGTCTGCCATCCCATCTCGTACGACATGAAGAAGATGATCGACTTGCCGTTGATCCGCCCGTCGGACCCTCTGTGATCGACCCTGGCGGTGGTGCAGCGGCGCTGGATCGTCTGGATGTCCACTTCCTCGTAGTCGCTCGGGGAGATCCACCCTGGTCCATTGACGTTCGTCATCTCGAAGTGTTCGGCGAACACATGGTCGGTGATCTGCCGCTGCCCGGAATCCATCGTCTTCGAGAAGCAGAGGATGACGGGCGGCTTATCGAACCGAGGTCCCTCCCAGTCGTCGGGGTAGCGCCCGGTGGCGTGGACGGCGAGCATGAATCGGAGGGTGTAGGTCTTCCCGCCCCACTGGTTCGGTCCGGTGAGGAAGACCTCTCGGACCTTGCTGGTGGCGAAGCGGAGTTGCTTCGGGTTCGGGGCGAAGGTGGTGATCCGCTCGCTCATCCGGTGAGTCGGTTGACTCCGCCGGACTTCCAGGCGCGCTTGGCGGCGTCGATCTGCTCGCGCTTGGTGCGGAGTTCTTCTTGGAGGGTAGCGATCTTGCGCTCGGTGTCCTCGATCGTGTCGGGGATACCGCTACGGCGGCGCTGGGAGGCGGCGCGGTTGAGCTTCGTCATGAACTTCGCGGCGACATCCCCGAGCTTGAGGAGGACGGTCACGTCGTCGTGGTTCCAGCCCCCGCCCTCTTTGACGGGCCTGGCGGCCTTGGCCATCTCGACGTACTTCTCGGCCAGGCCGGACATGAGGATGGCGTTGACCAGATTCTCGAGGGACTGGAAGGGGTTCCTGGAGACGATGGAGGAGACCGACACCTGCGGCAGAGGGGCCGGTGGGAGGATGGTCTGTTCCTTGTGTTCCTGGTCGGCGTCCATGCGGCTATTCTAGCGGGGACTCTCACCCCTGGAAGGAGGAAGAGTGTCGGAGATCGAGGTCGGTGGTCACCTGTACCCGAAGGTCAATGGGTCGCTGATTGGGGAACTGGATCTCGCGTGGGCTCGGTTTCTCGAGGAGATGCGGGCTGGATCGAAGGAGTTCGGGCGGAACAACAACAACGCCAAGGAGCGGATCAACCTCGTCCTGCACCTGGCGACTCGGCTGGCGAAAGAGGTGAACGCACTCCCGGCGCAGGGTCGTGTGATCGGATTCAGCGGCTCGTCCACGGCGACGGCTGCGGAGCTGATGCGCCGTCTGAACCCCTAGCGGAACGCGGTGAGCCGGTACTTCTCGGCGTTCTTCTGGTCCTCCCGGATGACCTTCGTGACCTCTGGGTGGTGGTTGATCGTTCTGGATACTTCGTGGTCGATCGATGTGTGGTTCATCAGTCCGACGCGGAGTTTTCGTTCCCAGGCGTGGTGGAAGATCCAGGTATCTCCGTACCAGAGTCGGAGGTCTTCCGGGATGCTCGGTAGCTCTCTGATTGCAGGTACGCGAAACGACATCGCCCACCCCATTTGATGGCGGAGCTCAGAGACGCGAGGCTTTTTGTCATCTGGTGGGGTGTTGGTTCGAGGACAAAGGATGTCCCAGCCTTCTTGGAAGGACAAGCGGAGTTCTTCGAGGAAGTTGTCTCTGGGGAGGATGTCGTTGTTGAGGAAGGCGAGGAACTCGGTGGGGCAGTTGGCGAGCCAGGGCCGGAGGATCCCGTTGAAGTACCGGCGTTCTGGGTCGGTCCTGACATCGTAGCCGTCTCGCCTGAGGGTCCAGACCGTTTCGTCCGGCGAGTGGTCGTCTTCGATGACGAGGGTGGCGTCCCAGCCGTCTTCTTGTTGGTCGTGGAGTGCTTCGAGGACTCGTCGTGTTGCATGGAGTTGTCCGTGTACGGGGATGACGATCGTCAGTTCTGGCGGCATTGTGCCTCGAGGTGCTTGGCCCAGGAGTAGAAGAACTTGATCGGTAGGTGGATCTCGAAGCCTGGTTCCTCTTCGTCGTCGGGCCAGACGCGGACTCTGGCGGACCCGTCCGAGAGGATGAGGAGTTGGCAGCGGGCGTCGTGTTCTTCGCCGTCGAGCCTCATGTCGCCTTCCTTCCGTAGAGGAAGATCCCGGAGGCTTGTGGGTCGTCGATCACCTCGTGAGACTCCAGCCCCGCGAGCTTCGCGAGGAGTGTGCCAGCGTCCTTCGTGAACCGCCAGTAGTCTCCAGGGTACTCGTGGAAGGGGAAGCCGATCCCCCTGGTGGTGAGGATCAGGTGGCCTCCTGGTGCGAGGAGGTGGCCGATATTCTTCATGGTGATCCAGAAGGCGTCGTCGTGTTCGAGGACTTCGCAGCAGAGGATGACCTCGTACTTGTCCTTCCAGAAGAGGTCGTGTGCGTTGATGACCTCATCGACTCCTGGTCCGGCGATCATGTCGATTCCGTAGTACGGACCGGAGAAGAACTCGCGGGGGCTGCCGTTGATGTTGCGGGAGCCGATCTCGAGTGTGTTGAGGGTTGCGAGGCCGTGCTTCTCGACGAGCTCCTTGACGTAGGCTTTGACCGATTCGTGCATTACTCCTCCACCTCGAACTTGCCGCCCGCGCGGAACAGGGCGAGGATGTGGTCCAACCGCGTCACCAACTTCTCGTCGAAGTCCTTCAAGCTCACAGACGTTTCGTACGTTGCGTCGATGGCGTCCCGCACCTCGCGCAGCGTGTGCTTGCGCGTTGAGGCGACGATCTTGTCGAGGATCTTCACGTCGATGTCGTGCATGAAGCCGTCGTCGTCTAGGAAGTAGTGTGTGTCGCTCATCGGTCCTCCACCTCGAACTTGCCGCCCGCGCGGAACAGGTCCTGAACTTTCGCGAGTCCACCCCACGATGTGACCAAGCTCGATGCAGCGATCTCCTCAACCGCGTCCCGCACCTCGCGCAGCGCCGCGCGTCGTCCGACGAGGTAGCGTTCGGTTCCGTAGACGAGTTCGCGTTCGTCGCGCGGTTCGAGCGGATCGGCCATCATGCTTCCCCAGCGATCTCGCGCAGCCTTGTCTTGAACTTTCGGATGCCTTGCTCTGGTCCATCCACGAGAACGCAGACATCGATGCAATCCAGCAGCTCCTTCACCAGCGCGCGCCTCGCCGCCTCCGCCACGGCGCGGAGGTCGTCCTCTGTGTACAGCCACCTTTCTCCAGCGGGCGATCTAAGCTCACCGGTCAGGGTGCGTGACTTGATGATCTCCTCGATCTCGTCGCTCATCGCTTCCCCGCCTTCCCCGGCTCACCAAACCACAGGCGCATCAACCGCACCTGGATAGCGATGGCCTGGTTCCTGTCCATGTCGCATAGACTAAACCCCGCGCTGTGGCACGGAATACAAAGGCTGACACTGCACTCGGCGCTGGCTTCCGACCACTCCATCACTTCTAGATCGTCGCTTTCGTAGTCGCAGTTTTCGCACCCCGGCATCACTTCCCCGCCTTCCTGATCGCCTCTCGAAGAAACCCATCGCTCGCCTCGGGGAACGCATGGGCACGGAGCACCTCGATCGAGCACGGCCAGCATGGGGGCTGTGCCCAGTTGCACGGACCGTCTCCCCTGATGTGGTAGTAGCCAGACGGGAGAACCTTCACGTCGATCTTCACTTCCCCGCCTTCCTGCGTTTGAGCGCCTCCAGGAGTCTTCGCCTGGCCTCGTGGGATCCGTACCCACCTCCGAGCGGCGCGGTGTCGAGGTACCACTCGACGCATTCCTCCAGCGTCTCTTCGCGGGGGAGGAGGGCCAGGAGGCGCTCCGACCAGTATTTCAGGACACTAGATGCCGACGCTCGATCCTCATAGAGGCACTCTTTGGCGGATTGGATGAACATCCTGATCTCGCTCTCGACTTTCTTATCGTCCACGTCTCCCCCTCTACTCCAGGTCCCGGCGGAAGCGCGTGGCTTCCTTCGCGACTTCCGCTTCGGTGACGGGTCCTCCGACTGGCGACTTCAGTCCGAACTCGATGAGCGCCTTCAGCCCCTTCCCCCACGGTTGCTCGAGGGCTTCCGAGAAGGTGTAGGTCTTCGGGGGGGAGTTCCGCCGGGACCGGAGGTAGTTCGAGAACACCTCGCTCCAGGCCCGGATGAACCGATCGGTCTCTTCCTTCGGCAGCTTCAATCCCCTGGTGCAGAGATCATGGACGACGTGGACCTGATCGTCGCTCGTCCAGACGTGGACGGCTCCGGGTTGCAGGACGCCGTGCCGTTCGGCCCCGAAGTCGAACGAGCTCCAGGTCAGGAAGTCGGTCCGCTTCCGCCCGACGATCGTGAACCCGGCCCCTTCGATCGCCGCCCCCGACGACACCATCCACCACTCGAGGTCGTAGACCCCCTCCTCGGGGGACCGGACCTCCCTGAGTGGGTGTGCGATCGTGATCTTGAAGTCCCCTGGGCGCATCCTGTGGACGATCATGTCCTCTCCTCTCCCTTGATCGGGATCCCGTGTTGCCGGAGGAGGGCCTTCGATTCCTCCTCGAGCCGGCGCTCCTCGCTCCAGTTGATGGTCTCGACCTTCGAAGCAGCGGAAGCCCCATTGCGGCTCCCGTAGTCACCGTTCAGGAGCTTCTCCAGGCCACCCTTCTGCCCTGTCGCCAACCATGAGAGCGTTACCCACTCACGCGGTTTCTCTCCAAGCGCCAGGACGGCCTCTGAGAGCGCCCTCTCGAGGTCTGCTCCTTCGAGCCCGAGATTCGACCCACGTTCGACCAAAGACGCCTCGGATGTCTTAGAGAAGACCCGGGCAGCCTTGAGGCCGGGTACCTGACGGGCCAGGCCGTTCCACACGTCGAGCCACGGGCTGCGGTAGGTCTCGACGGCCTTCTTCCTCCGAGGAGTCCGAGCTGGCGCAGCGCCCCCCCTTGGGGGGGGTACAGGGGGATGATGTTCATCTTCATGTTCATCTTCCTGTTTGGGCGGCACCAGACCGCTACCCTGGCGGCCCTGTGCCGCTACCCCTGGCGGCGTAGCGCCGCCCCCTGGCGGCGTAGGACCGCTACCCCCCAGGCACGAGTAGAGGCTCGTGTCCTGGCACCCTCGCTGATCCGAAAACCGACGCTCAGTCCCCACCAGCCCGAGCCCCTCGAGCGTCCGCAGCACCCGCTGCACCGTCCGACGGTTCAGGCTCGTGTCCTCGGCGATCCGCCTGATCGACGCCTTACACCCCTCCCCAGTCTTCCCGTTCTGACGGAAAGCCAGGTAGGCCAACACCGATCGCTCGGCCGCACTCAACTTGTCGTTGGATCGCCCGTACGCCCACTCTAACCGCTCGTAACCCAACGCTTCCCCCTTGCAGGGAGCGGGGGCACCGCCCATCATGCCCGCGCTCTTACAGCACCGGCAGGATGCGCGGCGGCGACACGAGAGTCAACACCCAAGGGTCCTCGCCCGACCCGTTGACCTCCGCCGCCCCTCCTGCCGGATTCTCTCGACCCTTTCAGCCCCGGCAGGCCCGGCGGCTAAAACTCGACGGCACCCCCTCCGGGAGCGCCAACTCCCCAGTGCCCTCGAGCCCGCCGCCTGCCGGTTTCTTTCCACCCACGATCCCGATACCCTCCCAACCAGCCCTACTCCTCCCTCAACAGGGGCAGCCTACGGACCCACCCAACGGCTGCCCCGTATCCACACTAAGGGGGACCGCCGTGAGCTACTCCCCTCACCAGCCCACAGACTGGCTCTGCCACAACTGCGACTCCTGGAGCCACTGGACCAAGAGTGTCTGCGAACGCTGCTTGTATCCACGATTAAGGCAGCACATAAATCCTATGATCCCACAGCACCACAACGACTTAGAACTCGATCTCTTGACACGACACCCAAAAACCGGCGACATTAGAAGGCACAGGGCAAAGTAGGGCGGCGGCGGGGAACACCGGCACCACCCCAGCTGCACTCAACTCCAAGGGGTAGGGGCCAGTCCGCCCAAACGACCCTCCCAGCACCTCAGCGAGAACAGCGGGGGGGAACCTAGACCAGCCACGAGCCGCCCCCTCGGGGGGCCTGGCACCCCCTCTCGAGCGATCGCCCACGCACCCCCACAAGATCCCGCAACAACCGCATTCTGACCGCGACGCCGCATAACGAGCATTATCGGAACATGGGCGCGACGACCGACAACGCATCCTTGTGGGCCGATCGAGCTCAAGAGCAGTAGCACGGCGCGCAACGCATCGCGGTCGGGATGAGAGCGGAGCGATACCTTCCCCTTCCTAGCCTCTCTCTCTCTCTCTCCCTCTGCGCCTTTCTGTCTCCCCTTGAGGCGTGGCTCTCTCGCCGCCTCCCTCTGCTCACTTGCTCTTCCGTGTCGGTGCTAGTGAGCGCCGGCTGTTGTCTGTGAGGCGATCCAAGGTAGGTGAGTTTCGGCCGGATAGAGTTGTGGTCGTGCGCTCGTAAGTTATTGTCGGCCGGTGAGATCGGTAGGATTGCGAAATTGTTCTCGGCAAGGTGTTGGTGATGGGTTAGGCTTCTGTTGTTGGCGGCGGGTTTGGCGACCCGCAGGAATGGAAGGGTAAGGCAATGTCCAGGACTCTCGACGGGATCCGCGAAGGTGACCGCGTTCAACTGCATCCGGCCACTGACCACTGGATGCGTGGCGATCGGTTCGGCGATGTCGTTCGGATCGGCCGGTCGATGGTGTCTGTGCTTCTCGACAAGAGTGGGCGTGTAATCCGGATCCGGCCGATCATGCTGACGATCGTGGAAGGTAGAGGAGAGAGAGATGGACTACGAAGCGATTGATACAGCGGCCCTCCACAGCGCTCTGCTGGCGCTCGAGGTGTGCCCGCATTGCCGAGACGATCTCCATCCCATCGCCTACCACGGCGAGACGTGGTGATGTCCCGGCCTGAATCCGCTCAAGCGGCACGGATTCGAGACGTGGTACATCCCGGAAGAGGAAAACTCTAGCCCGCGCATACGGTAGCCGGGACGCGCGACGGGCTACAACGTGAGCGGAGGGATTCCCCTAGCACGGCTACGGCACCGGGAGGAGCCTCCGAAGAGACGCGCGGAGACTGACTGCGCGCCCCGGTGGGTGAGAGGCCCACACCTAACCCCGCCCCGCGGGGCTGAGAGGAGAGAGAGATGGAGAGGATCCGAGCGTGCATCGAACGCCTGGAGGCGTGGATCGAAGGTGAGCAGCGCGCGCAGATCGCCGCGGAGACTCGCCGCGATACCGTGGAGGCGGAAGGCCACTACAACCGCGTGCGCAACTACCAGGGCCTCGTGGACACGCTGCGGGATTTTGAGGAGGACTCCGCATGACCCTCAGTCCCGAAGACAGGGAGCGCCGGCGACATTCGCTCGGGGCGTCAGATACGGCCGCGATCCTCGGGCTCCATTCCCCTTGGCGGACCGGGGCCGACGTGCAGCTCGAGAAGCTCTACCCGACGGCCGAACTCGCCGATTCGGGCGCGATTCGGGTCGGGAACGTCGTGGAGCGGGGATTGTGCGAATGGGCCGCAGAGCAAGCGAAGCTCGAGATCGTGCTTTCACCCCCGGGGATCTACTCGGACCTGATGCCGGTTCACGCGAACCTCGATGCGCTGGCTCCGGGCGAGTGTGTGATCGAAGCGAAGAGCACCGGCCAACACGACGAATGGGGCGAGCCGGGGACCGACGAAGTGCCCGACCATGTCATCGTCCAGGTGCAGCAACAGATGGCGCTCGCGGGCGTCGGCTACGCTCTCGTTCCGTGCCTTTTCGTCGGACTACGACGCGACGTGCAGTTGTACCGGGTGGAGCGGGACGACGAGTTGATCGCGGACCTGCTCGAGCGGGCGAGGGAGTGGTGGGGACGGCACGTTGTGGAGCGCCAGCCGGTGCCGGGCGCACTGCCTGACCTATCGCTCCTGAAGCGGATCCAGCGGTCCCCCTCGAGCGAGCGTGTCATCGACCCGATGCTCGTCTACGGCTATATCGCGGCGCAGAAGAATGCGAGCGTTGCGAAGAAGGTGCAGGAGTTGGCACAGGCGGAACTGCTCGCGGCGTTAGGGGACGCCGAAGCGGGGATCGACAACGAGGGGAACGTGCTTGTGAGCTACCTCCAGAGGAGCCGCAAGGAGTACACGGTCCCGGCCGGGGTCTACAGGCAGATTAGGATCGAGAGGCGGGCATGACAAAACCGGACGTACCGCTTCGGAGCCGGAGTCAACTGGAGGGAGGGGCCGCGCAGCGAAACTTTTCGCTCGGGGGCGGGCTCGTGGAGCGGATGCAGATGCACCCGAGGGTGAATTGGTCGGAAGTGGTTCGGAGAGCGATCTTGGCGACGCTCGAGAAGCTGGAGGGGAAGTGACCGAAGAACGTCGCAACGTCCTCATCCGCGCCACGCACTCACAAGTGGGCAAACCGATCGACTGGTACCATGTCGATCATATGTCGATCGATCCGGTCAAAGACCAACGCGGCAAGATGGTTGTCATACTTTTCTGGTTCGAGTCCATAAGACTCGGGTTTCGCCTCTATACCAGAGAGTCCGTGGAAGAGGTCATCGCCGGGTTGCGTGAGATCATGGACTGGCAATGGCCTGTGGAGGGAGAGGGGAAATGACGACAACGGCGCTTTCACCGAGGACGAAGGCCGAGGAGATGCTCAGGCACCCCGCGGCGATCGTCCACCTGAAGTCTGTTCTGCCCGCGACCTGGAGCGAGCAGGCGAAAGAACGGTTCATCACGAACTGCCAGATGGTGGCTCGGACGAGCGCCAGCTTGGCGAACGTCGAACCGAAGACCGTCATGGACGCCTGTATCGACGCGGCCCGGCTCGGGCTCGAGGTCAACTCCCCGCTGAAGCAGGCGTGGGTCCTCCCCTACGGGCAGCGTGCCCAGTTGGTGGTGGGCTACCAGGGGTTGTGCGACCTGATGCGGCGCTCGGGGCTCGTGAAGGCGATCCACACCGGGATCGTCAGGGCGGGCGACAGCTACCGCCGGACCGCGACGACCTTCGAGTTCGAGTGCGACCCGTTCAGCGAGGACCGTGGACCCGTGATCGGGGCGTACTGCGTCCTGGTCATGGCGGACGGCAGCGAGCAGGTCGAAACGATGAGCCTCGAGCAGATCAACCACATCCGCGCCAAGAGCCGGGCCGGAACGAAGGGTCCCTGGATCACCGACTTCGACCAGATGGCTCGGAAGACCGTCCTTCGCAGGGCTGCGAATCTCGTGTCCTGGTCCCCGGACGACGCGGCGGGCTTGGCGATCGCCGACGAGACCGAGTTCCGGGAAGTCCCCGCCGAGGTCGAGATCATGGACCCGAAGAAGGGGGTCGCCAGGGTTCGGGCACGTCTGGCCGCTGACGAGGCCGAGGAAGCCGCCCAGGAGGCCCAGGGAGCGGCGCAGTACCCCGAGGAGGTGTCAGAAGGCCCCCAGGAGCCCGAGACGCGCCAGGAAGCCCCACAGGCCCCCAGAACGGAAACGGCTACGGGCGGCCAGATCCCGACGGGGATCTTCCCGGCGATCATGCAGCGGGCTCGGCAGTTCGCAGAACTGAGTGGGCTCGCCCCCTGGACCCGGTTCTCGGGCGGCCGACAGGCGCTCGTCGCCGAAGCCTCCCAGCACTACCGCAACCGCCTCGACCTCTGGGACGACCTGACGAAGTGGTGGGGGTCGCTCCCGGGCGAGCTCCGGCAGGAAATCGGGGACCTCGAGGACGCCATCGCCCGGTTCATGACCGACGGCGGCGATAGCCTCCCTGGGATGTCGTCATGAAGGGGAGCAGCGAAGTCACCGCGGGCGGCGACGGGCGATTCCTGATTCGGATCGACAAGGCCAGGCTGATCGAGGAGGGAGCCGACAAGGTGATCCTCGCGGTGGAGCCCGAGGCCGTCCTTCACTTCCTCCGGGAGACCCTTGATCTCTGGGAGGACCTGTTTGGTGCCGTGAGAGGGGGCTCGAGATGACCTGCCCCTGGGCGCTCCGGCACTGCGCGGACTGCGGGGCGGTCCTCCGGGACTACGAACTCGCGACCTGCTCGCAATGCCGGGAGTGGCACCGGACCGAGGACCGACAGGACGGACGAGACGACCCGAGCCCGTTCTCACCGGGCACCGACGAGAGGGGGAAGCCGTGGACATGAAGAAGATCCTCGAACTCCGCGAACTGCTCATGCGGAACAACCTCGAGCGTGATCTCGTGCTCTGCTCCGATTCGGAGTCTCTGTGGCTCATGGACGTTCGCGAGATGGACGGCGAATGGGAGATGGTCGGCCTTCGGCAAGGACATCCCGTCTGGGTACGAGGGCGAAAGGGGGAAGCCGTGGAGCGGCGTACCTTGAAGAAGGAGATCCGCTACCGGAGCCCGAATGGGAAGCTCACCGAGGGGCAGGCTCGAGCGATCCTCAAGCGGCGAGACGACACGGCATACCACGTCTGGCCGAAGCTGGCCGTCCCCGTCGCGAAGGAGTTCGGCGTGTCGAAGGACACGGTTCTCCTCATCTGGAGGCGGCTGACCTGGGGCTGGCTCTAACACAAGACCAACCGGGCGCGGCCAACGATGCTGGCAAGCGGCAGACCAGCGCCGCGTCATACGCCGGGCGGGTCGGGTAGGAGAGGCGAGCGCCTCACCCGCCCGGCGGTGAGAGGAGAGACATGAAGAGAGGAGTGACCGTGGAGTACGTGATCGCAGTCGTGGCGATTTTGGTCGCGGTGTGGGCGGTGGTGCAGGTCGGCAAGAAGGCTAACGTTGCGGACTTGGCTGCTACAGAGAGGTACCTGAAGGAGACCCGTGACCACCTCATTGAGACTCGTGGCATGCTGATCGATACGAATGATCTGGTGATCGATCTCAAGCGTCAGGTCGCCGATATCGAGAAGATCGTCAACGGGTCCGGTCTGACCTTGGAGCAGCTTGGCGAGGTGCGGGAGCAGATCCTCGACCTCGAAGCGGTCGCAAAGTACATCGGAGACTGCATCGGAGAGGACATCTTCCCCGACGACCTCCCACCCGTCCACCGCACGACGAGTCACAAGCCTCGTCCAGAGGTTCGGAACATCGACCCGACACCGGATCGGAGCGGACCGTGAGCGACCGCGTGAGCAAGGAAGAGGTGGAGCGGGATATCCACTTTCTCCGTGTCAGCGACCGCTACATGGAGCAGAGGCATCGCGTCAGAATCGCTACCCTCCTCCGCCGCCTGCTCGCCGAGCGTGCGGCGCTGGAGAACATTTCCGTCAGGTGTCGGCGCTGCAAGGGCACTGGCTCGCAGATTCATCAGTCAGGCCCGCTGCTTTGCGACGTGTGCGAGGCGACGGGCAAGGTGCGTAATGTGGAGTTGATTGAGCGAGAGATCGCTGCATCGCGCCGCGAGTGGGCGAGGGAGGCGCTGGAGCGATGGGACGACGAGAAGGACGGCGGGACGCTTGGCGCGTTCCTCGACTACCTCCGCGCCCAGGCCAAAGAGTCGCGTTCACACGAGCCAGACAGGAGCGGAACGTGAGCGACCGCAGCCTTCTCCTCCTCAACTTCTTCGGCACGCTCCTCCTCTGCACACTGGTTACGATCGAACACGGACACGACGGGTGGTTTGGATTCATGGTCGGTGTTCTCTGGCAGTTCTGTCTCATGGTTCTCAAAGACAAACAGCAGGGAGTCATCTAATGCTGGACGAACGCCCCGGCGTGGATCCCAAGATGGTAATCTCCGCCCTCGCCACCGCCGCCCTGTTCTGGGGGCTGCTCGCGATCGTGTGGTTCGCATGAGCGAAACGGAAGACAAGTACGTCGGCCCGAATGTGCCACTGGACGACCTGCTCCCACCCGGAACACTGGAAGAGCTACGGAAGGTGACAGGAAGGACGTTTCGGATCGTCGGGTACGACTCTGAAACAAAGACCCTGAGGCTCAAAGAGGATGCTGACGTGATCGACGACGACGAGGAGTTCCTGCTGTCGCTCTTCCGCTGGATCTTCTGGGCGGCGGTCGTGGGGTTCCTCTTCGTGCTCGCGGTGGCGGTGTTCGGATGAAGGGAGAGAGATGAGCGGCGGATACTTCGACTACGCGCAGTACCGACTGAGCGACATGATGACGTTGATCGCGGAGGCGATCGAGAAGTACAAAGACGGAGAGGATGCGTTCTCTGAAAAGACGATCCAAGAGTTCCGCAATGGAATCGCTGCTCTCGAACGCGCCAGGATCTACGCGCAGAGAATCGACTGGCTCGTCAGCGGAGACGATGGCGAGGAAGATTTCCACCGAAGGCTCGCCGAGGAACTGTCATGACCTCCAGCTACTGGCGCTTCCTCGTGCTCGTCTGGACGTACCACGAGGTGGATAGGGTCTACACTTGGTGAGTGCCACGACCCTCGCCCTCGACCTCGCAACCTCCACCGGCTGGGCGCAGCGACTCGACGACGGCAAGATCCGGTCCGGCACCGAAGTCCTCTACGGGGACGCCCAGGTCAAGCTCGGAAACTTCCTCGTCTGGCTGGAGAACTCACTCCCCACCGAGGCCATCGTCATAGAGGGTGGGTTCAAGAGGGGAAGCAACGCATGGTGGCTCAACGGACTCGGAGCCATCGCCTGTGCCGTCGCTAAGAAGCACAGGCTCGGGTTCCACAAGTACCAGCCGACGACGATCAAGAAGGCCACCACGGGCAGCGGGAAGGCCAGCAAGGCCACCATGCAGAAGCTCGTCAGGGCACGGACTGGGATCGTCACGAAGACCGACGACGAGGCCGACGCGATAGCTGTTCTGTTGTGCCACGAGGCGCGGAGGCTAGAGTTCTTCTGACACACCCCCAGGGGGCTCCTCAATATCGGGGGGCCCCCACTTTTTGAGCGCCCCGGGGCGTCCACAACCACCCCGGGGCCAGAGAGAGAGGAGTTTCAGCAGGTCGGCGTATCGCACGGAACCAGGTCCGCCGTCGGGTCTCCCCCGCAAGAAGAGAACGGCGCAGGCGGAGCAGAACCACCGTTGAACAGGTACGCCAGGATGTAGATCGGGTCCGAGATGTTGTAGTTCCCATCGTCGTTCGCGTCGAGCGAGTCGTAGCAGTCGGGGACGTTCGTGCCGAACAACGTGGAGAGACCAGTCAGCGCGTCGGCAATGTTCACCGTGTCGTCGCCGTTCACGTCCCCGCGGATGAAGTTGTTCGGGACGATCACGAAGACACTACAAAGCATCCCAGAGTTCGCTTCGTCGATCGGGAAGTCCACTCCCGGCTGCTGCGAGGCAACCGTCTGAGCCGTCCCACACGGCGTGTTCCCGACCGCCTGCATCGCCGTGAGATACCCAGTCGTCGGCGTCGTCGGGCACTCCATCGTCACGATGAACAGCGTGGCGTCAGTCGAGATCGGATTCCCGGTCCCGGTGATGTCCACGATGATCCCAATGTTCATGAAGTCTGTCTCAGCTGGAGCACTCGGGCACGACAGGAACGGCGGCTGAGACCAGTCGAAGAAGTCCGGGTTCAGTGCGGCGAAGACGCTGCCAAGTTGGACGTTGCTCACCGTCAGGAAGTCCGAGTTCCAGAACAGCGCGACCTGGACTCCGGCGAACGCGCTGCCGTCCCAGTCCGCATCGATGTCCATGTCCACGTCGGACCCAGCGATCAGGACTACCGGGTCCTCAAGCTGGATCGTCCAGTCCTGCGCTTGGACCGCCACCCCACAGAAGAGAACGCAAAGCATCACCAGGAACCGCATTGGAACCACCTTTCAACAAAACCAGCCGGGTGCGGGGAACCGCTACAACCACAAGTTGCAGGGGAGAATGACACCCGGCCGGTACCGCGAAATCGGATGAAGTGCTCGCCGAGCACCGGACGTTTGGGACGTTGACCACGCACGACAATGGGGACATTGGTATTTGTGGTGGCGCCCGGCGAGCTGACCGCAGATGAGGATCACCCCCCCTCGGCGGAGCCGTTGCGAGACAGCGCCTCCTTGAACTTCTGCCCGAGGATGAACGCGACCGCCACGCACGAGGCGTAGCGCACCTGATCGATCGCAGGAATGGGGGCCTGGGTGATCCACGCGATCACCGAGACGGTGACGAGCAAGGTGGTCTTCGAGCTGACGGTGAAGACACGATCGACGATCGACTTGCCTGCCTCGAACATCACGCCACCGGCTTCCTACCGGCGAACCCGCCGATCCCGAGAAGGCCGAAGAGGATCGTGCTCCCGACCTGGATCCAGTTGGTGCTCTCCTCCTGGATCTTGCCGGCGAGCAGCTCACGCTCGGCACGCAGCTCCTTCAGCGTAGCCTGCGTGCGCGCCAGGCTGGTCGCTGCTGCGTTCCGGGCTGCGAGAGACAGCTCCTCCAACTTGACCTGCTGCTGGAGCGCCCACTCCTGATCGGTGAGCTCGGCGATCTGGTGATCGACGACATCCAGCCGCTTCATGTCGGCCTGATTGCAGCCGACCAGCCACGAACAGGACAGAACACCGAGCAGCGCGAGCCAGAGGTACCTCGGCTTCGGCTTCTTCGGCTTCGCCTTCTTCGCCATTCGACTCCTTCCCCGAGCCGCAGCTCGGTCATTCCTAGAGCGGCGGGAACACCTGCTGCATGGCCGCCACTTCCGCCTGGTGACGGGTCGCGAAGTCTTCCTCAGACTCCCCCTGGAGCCTGGTCGTCGTCACCGTGTGCGTACCGCGAGCACTCTTCCACGTCGTCGTTACGGTCGTCAATTGAATCGCTCCAATCGAAGTCCCTGTGATTTCGATCTCCGTCTTGAACGCGCTGGCCGCATTCAGGATCTCCTTGATGGTCGCGGGCTTGATCTGCTCCTGCTTCCAGATGGCGAAGCTGAGCATGAGCCCGACCGCGATGATGATGAAGAGGATCGCTCTTTGCATTGCTCATTCACGGATTCTTCGGGCGCTGATCCTGGGAGTCCATCCGCTCCTTGATGAGCCTGACCTGCTCCTCGATTCTAGTGATCCGCAGGTCGATCGCCTGCTGCTTCTCGGACAGAGGTTTGATCTCGTCACGAACAATGACGCGAATGTCGTTGTAGGAAGGGATCCGCAACATGAAGGCAGTGGCACCACCGAACATGACGACCGCCATGCCGAGAGTGATGGCCGTCTGCTTCGAGATCGGCTGGAAGCTGGTCTGCTCTTCGGTCATCAGTTGACCTCCCACGGGTCGAAGCCCGCGATGCGTTCCTCGGCCTTGAGGAAGTCCTCGAAGTATCTCCTAGTCCCGGCGTTCGGCAGGTTCGGGCCAACGTCCAGGAGCGCACGCAAGATCACAAGGTTCTGCCCAGGCAACAGGCGGCGAATCCGGCTGGCGTCCTGCGCCTCGAACTCTTCCCGACCAAGGCTTCCAAGAGCCCCTAGCAAGTCCTGCCCGAGCCCGACCGTCGGCCCGAGAAGTGAGTCGATCACGTCTCGAGACGCGTAGCGCGAGGTCGGGCCGACGCCGAGACCGAGCACCTTTTCTCCGCCGGAGACGATCTCCATGAGGAGGCCCAGGCTCCCCGCCCTGTCGATCCCCTCGAGGATCCATCGCTTCTGCCAGGACTCGACGTTCCCGTCTTTGTCCATCTTCTCCGCGAACGGGTCTTCGCCCTTGAGCCACTGGTGGAGCATGTAGACCTGCGACCCGATCAGACTCGCCATGACGAAGGTGGCGGCCGGACCGGGGTCCCCGATCAGCTTCCCGTCGATTGTCCGCTGGAGCGCCGGAACCAGGAACCGCTGCGTCACCGCGAACTGGAACGGCCGGAACTGGAAGAGCATCCGACCGAGCGGGTGGTTCGTCGCGAAGGGCGGCAGATCACCATGGGACGGCGTGATGATCGTGTCGTTCACGCCCTTCCCGATCGCCGCGTTGACCGTCAGGCGCAGGTTCCGTAGGCGGTCCTGGCTCAGCCCAGTCAGCCGGTCCATGCCGGTCTCCGGACGCCACGAATCCAGGTTCGCTTGGTAGAAGTTCCCGCCGATCGTCCCGGCCTCCGAGGTTGCAGCGGCTCGCATTACCTTCCGAAGATCCGCGTGGTCCTCGTCCTTGATCCCGAACCAGCGAAGCATCTGAACGTCCTGCTTCGTCGGGTTGTCGGAGAGGAGCGTCTTCGTGACCCTGTGCTCGAGCGCGTTCCAGGCGATCGCCTTGTTCACGGCGTTCCAGCGACGGATCAGCGACCAGTTGAGGACGGTCTCCCTGGCACGTTCGGCGAACCTTCCGAACCTACCCCTCGTCGGGATGTCGTCGTCCACCCCGAGCATCTTGTGAGCTCGGATCTGCCCGCCCGTACGCTCCATCGCGTACATCAACTCGGCCCCGGTGTTCTTCGGGATCTTGCCCATGATGATCGGAAGAGCGTGCCCGAGCGCCTGCATATACGGACCGAGCCCGGCGGTGGAGATCGCCATCGCCATGTCCGGGAGAGCGCCCAGAAGCAGGCCACCCATCCGGGTCGAGGTGTTGATGTCTCGGACCGCCTTGCCGAACGATGCGAAGTCCGAGGTGTCGATCCCGTGCCGGTTCCGCATCCGCAGGATCTCCGCCTCCATCGCGCGGATCTCTTTCCTCATTGTCCGCTGGACGGAATCGGTGAAGGCGGCACCTGGGTTGTCCCTGCGCGTCCCACGCTCGATCAGGGCTGCGAAGTGCTCGGTCCCAACGTTCGTTGCGAAGATGCTAGAGCGGGCGGCGGAGACCTGCTCATGGACGATGGCGTTCACAGCGTCGAGACGGCGCTGGATCTGTTCAGGTGTCGCTGCGTCTCCAAGCGTGAAGTCGTTGTCGCGGAAGCGGAGTTCATCGAACCGGCTGGCCTGGGATCCAGGGCGAGCGCCCACCTGCTGGTCGATTGTCCTAGCGATCCGGTCGAGCGATCGTGTCGCCATCGCCGCCCTTGCGTGGCTGGCGTTGACCTCCTGCCGCCGACCCTTGATCGTGTCATTGAGACGTTGGAGTTTCTCTTTTACTCCGTCGATCGCACGCTTCGCCGTGAGCGCCTGCTCCTCGACAACATCCACCGTGGCGAGTTGCTCCTCGAGAGCCTCCCTGGCTGCCCGAAGGTCGTCACTCTCAGTCCTCGCGATGATCCGAGATTCCTTCAGCACCTCGAGCCGGTGGTGTAGGTTCGCGATCGCCTTCGTTGCAGGAACGAGATCGGACCCCTGCCCGGACACCGAGGCGACCGAACGGATCTGGGCCGCCCGCTGGGCCGCGACCTCTCCTTCGCGCCTGCGGATCTCCGCCCCCGCCCGCAGCCGCTTCGCCTCGCGCCTGGCCGCGCCCCGCCCATGTCGCATCGTGGGGAGTTCGGCTTCGATCTGCTCCGCCCTGGCGATCGCTTCCTTCGACTCCCCGGAGGCTCGCTCGAAGGACTGTGACAGAATGTCCGCCCCGCCCCTGGCAAAGTCCGCCTCGCTCCGGCGTTCGACCCGGACGTACTCTGGGAGTCCCTTCTCGTCGCGCTGCTTGTTGAGGTCGGAGAGCTGCTTCTCAGTCTGGGCGATCTGTTTGTCGAGTTGCTTGAGGCGGACGACCTGCTCTTTCTCGAGGTCACGGACCCTGGCCTGCGCTTCCTTGCCACCGGCCTGTGCTTCCTCGAGTTCCGGGAAGACCGTCCGGAGGCGTTCGATCTGCGCCCTCCTACGCTCTGCCTCCCCGGAGAACTCCTCGATGTCGCGCCGGAGGCGCAGGCGCGTGGCCCGCTCCTTCTTGCGGACCTCGGTCGCCGCGTGGATCTCGTCCATCGTGACGTTCAGGTTGTTCGAGATCCCGGCGGCCTGGGAGTCGCGGATCAGGCGGAGTTCCGTGGCGAGCCTTGCCGCCTGGGCGTCATCGCTGATGTCCCCGGCCCGAACGAGGATCTCCCCGGCCGAGGCGTCGTCTACACCGAACTCTCTGGCACCCTCGACCCGCTGGTCCAGTTCGCGCAGATCTCGGCCAAGCCTACGGACGAGCGGCGTCTTCCCTCCGAGGGTTCGTTCCACTTTGTCGGCGATCATTAGGTCAGGAAGCACCGAGCGAATCAGACGGTTCGCCAGAGCCCGCACGTCGTTGACGTAGAACTCCTCGAGGAACCGCTCGTCGATGTTCAGGACGCGCCCACGGATTGCACTCTGCGGGGCGCTGATCGTGTCGCTGGCTCTGGGCAAGAGGTTGTCGGTGATGCTGTGGACGAGGTTCTGGAAGTCCCGCCCAGTCGGGTCGTCGAGGGTCGCCATGACGGACTCGAGTTCCCGCGCCTGGTCCTCGTACCACGCCGCGTCAGAAGCGTCCTCGGCCTCGTCAGCCAGGGATCGGAAAGCCTCGATCTTGTCCTTGAACTCCGGCTTGAGCTTCTGTCTGTCCAGAAGTCCCGCGCGGGCTGCTTCCTGGAGGTGCGGCAGATTAGCCTGGGCGTACTCCTGGTCGATCACCCGGTTGAGGAGCGAGCCGTCGAGGAGCGCCAGGATCTCTTTAGCTGCCGCCCTCCGTGCGGGGCTACTGGTCGTCGCGCCAACGAAGTCGGCGGTCCTGTAGATCGCATCCCGGAACTCGCGGAAGTTCTTTGCGATCTCCCCGATCACTTTCCGCTGATCGTCGGTTTGGAGACGTTCGAACGGATCGACATCAACCCCTCTCCGCCAGACCGGACGACCGGCGGTCTTGTCGTCCCTGCGGCTGGCGAACCCAGCCATCTCGTAGACCTCGCTCTCCGGGATGTCACCGAAGATCGCGCGGTTGCGCTCGTAGATGTCGGTCGCTTCCCTGACGAATGCCCTGGCAGACCGCTCGAGCCCCTCGCCGATCGCCTCCATGCTGACGCCGACCCCTTCCGGAAGGTTCTCGGCGTGGAAGTGGCCGGTGAGGATCTGGTTAACGATCCGGCTCTCCTGGACCTTGGAGCGGGCCAGGCGCATGGCGGGGGAGAAGATCAGCGGGGCGGTGACGATCCGCCCGAGCCGGTTGTCGAGGGCCAGGAGCTTCGCCAGATTCGGGTCCTTCTTCTCGAGCACGTCGAGGATCTTCCCCCGCATCGGGTCGTCCTCGGCGAACGTGAACTTGGCCGGGGAGTCCTGGAGAAGACCCAGGGCGTTGGCGAACTCCGGATCCTCCCGGGCAGCGTCGATGAACACCTCGGCGTGCGCTCGCCTCGCCGCCCCGACCGACTCGTGCCCGAGGAGTCCATAGAGGGCCTTCCGCTTGGCCCCCCCAATCCCACCCCCGGCGCTCCCCAGGATCGACCCGAACAGGCCGGTCCCAAGGACGTTCATGGTGGCCTCCTCCGTCGTCAGGAGGGGCCGTTCCTCGAGCAAGAGGGACTGGACCACAGCCTCGGACAGAGCGGCCTCCAGGCCCGTCCTAGCCCCCGTCCTTGCGGCCGACCGGAGGACCGACCGGGAGGCCGTCCGGGACGCCAGGGCGGCCTTGCCGACCAGCCCAGCGGCCTTTGCGGCGGTCCCAAGGAAGATGTAGTTCGTCGGGTCCAGGAGCCCAGCTGAGAGGTAGACCGGAAGCCCCTGGATCAGTCCGAGTTGCCCGAGCATCTCCCGGTCCCGGATCTCCCGGTCGATCTGGGTCTTCCGGTAGGCGAGCTCGGCCTGGCTCCTGGCCTCGAGCAGCTTCGGGAACTGCTTCGCGAAGGTGGCGTAGTTTCCCAACAGCGGCTCTGGGTCGAAACCGGGCTCTGGCGCGAAGACCTGATTCTGGTCGAACAGGATCCGGCTGGCCGTGAGCACCGGGTTCTCACGGAGCGCGGCCCCGAACTGTTCCAGGTAGGAGTAGTCTGGGACTGGTCCTGTGGAGAGAACATCCTGGGCCGCCTCGGCTTGCCCGAAGACTCCTGAGTTCTGAAGACGCGCCCGGTATTCGTCGTCAGTCTCGAACGGCATCAGGGTCCTCCCAGGCCAGGCGGACCAAAGCCTTCATCGCCAGGAAGACGACGAGTGCGGATCGCCTCGATCATCTCGGCTGGGGACCTGCCACGGAATCGGTCGTTCCACATCTCGATGACCCGTCGATCCGCTTGCCGCTTCGACTCCTCGTCGGCGTCAGCCGCCCGGAACGGAGCGAACGGGATGAAGAACGTGTCGAACTCCCGCGCTTCCTTCCTGTTCTCCGGCATCCCCTCAGCGACGAACTTCTTCCTGGCTGCCTCTCGAGTGCGATCCCACTCTCCGGCCAGCTCCGGGAAGAGGTAGAGAAGTGGCTTGCCGCCCGTGGCCTGGAAGAGCGTCTGGATGTTCTCTGGTAGATCGGAGGGCGGAGGCTTTGCCCTGTCCCATGTCTGGCCGTAAAGCCAGAGGCGGAACTCGCTCGGCTCCATGAGCAGGGCGCTCGCGATGTCGGACCTCTGGGCCGGGAAGTCCTCGGTCCGCAGGCGCGACATCTTCGTGGATAGGGACGAAAGGTTCGCCTGCTCCTCGAGCGCACGCCAGTCCGAAGTCTTCGGATCGACCTTGAAGATCCGAGGGATCATCCCGCCAGGCTTGTCTCCCGACTGCGTAACGCCAACTCGGAACTGTGCTGGCTCGAGGCCCTCCGCTGGGGTCTTGAAGATGAAGATCCTGTCGCGAATGTCCCCATCTTTGATGTCGATCCCCTGTGCCTCGAGACCACGAAGGATGTCGTACTCAAGAGACTGCGGAGGAAGGTCTCCGAGCGAGTCCACGATGTCGCTCGAGAAGTACTCCTTGCCGAACAGACTGATGTGCTTGTTCGTCTTCAGGAACTCCGCCACGCGATCGTCGATGTTCGCGTTCCGACCCTCCTCGCTGTCTGGGTAGCGGCTCGCGTTTCCATCGATACCAGCCCGGATCTTCCCGATCATCTCGTTCGTGATCGCGTCCACGTTCGACCCCTGGAGCTTGAAGCGATCGCGGAGCCCCTCCGCGATCCTAGTCGCCTCCCTCTCTGCCTTAAAGTCGGCTTCCGAGGGCGCGAACTGACGGCGGAGCGTGTCCCCCTTCGCGCCCTGCTGCTCCTCCTGTTGGAGCCCTTCGGTCGCCCGGACGTACGCCAGAGCGGGCGGAAGGTGCGAGAGACGGACCAACCTGTCCCGTAGCTTTTGCTGGTCCCCAGTGAATGCCGGGATCATGTCGATCGGGCGGATCCCGGCCGCCTCCTGCTCGAGTTCCGGCCTACTCGTACTCGCTTTGTGGGCGAGGAGCGGGTTCGCGCCGAGGGTCGCCGTCGCCAGAGAGATTTCCATGAGCAGTTCGGCATTGTCTGGGTTCGCCGTGTTGAACTGCCCCTGGATCCATGTGCTCACTGCCGGGGTCATGTACCCCACGCCCAGCAACTCCCGCTGGATAAACTTCGCCTTGTCCCTCGCCGGAACCTGCGGGTTGTTGAGCCAGGGCTGAACGTTCCGGAGGAAGTAGGCGTCGTGCGCCGTACGCCCCGCCTCGTTGTAGCGGATCCAGGAAAGATCCCCGCCGTTCTCGAAGAACGGCTCCATCGCCTTGTCGATCAACTCCTGGGTCCGACCATCCCGAAGGATCGCCGCTCCGAGTTGGTTACGGATCTCGTCACCTTCCGGACCAGGGATCCAGTCGGTGTCGGCGATCAGCGCCTCGAGATCCTTCATCCCAGGGCGCAAGTCGAACGTAGGGAAGAGACCGCCGTTGTCGATCGGATCTCCCCAGTCGGCCCCTCCACGAGCGTTGCGCGCCTGGAGGATCTCGCTCGCGATCACCGCAGAACGCCCTACCGCCTGGGCCTTGTCGGCGAGCGCCACGTCACCGAAGCGGTCGAAGTCGCCGTGCGCCAGGTCAGAGTTGAACCGCAGTTCGCCGAACGACCCTCCGCGCCCGATGTAGCTGTTCTTGATCGCAGAGAAGATACGGATCTTCGCGGCTTCCTTGGCCTTCTCGAATCCGGGACGCGACACTTGGTCGAGTGCGTCGAGTGCCTCCTGACCCATCATGGGGAGGAATTGCGGCTCGAACGCCTGGGCGTACTGGACCGCCTTGGACACCGTGTCGTCGATCGAGAGTCCGGCCTGGAAGTTTCTCGCCTTCTCCAACTCCTCAGTCAGATCCGCAGAGAGAAGCCCAGCCTTCGCGCCTTCGTACTTCGCGCGGACCTGCGGGTGAGTGATAGACGAGAGGGCTGCGTCGTAGGTCTCTGAGGCCCATTCCGGCCACTTCTCCCGAAGCCCGTCTTCGGTGAATGCTGGACTCTGGTAGAAGTCCGCCTTCTTTTTCTCCACTGCGGCTGCGCTGGCGCTCACGAGCTCGAATGCCTGCGCCGTGTCTCTGGTGTAGGTGAGGGCGTTCGCCTCGGCGTCCGCTTCCTTCCGCCGCTTGAGTTCCGTGTCGGCGTACGAGAGCCCGGTCGCAGCGACGGCCCCAGCGACAGCCTGGCCGATCCGCGCCGCTCCGGTCGCCGGGGCAGCCGCAGCCCCCAGAGACGGAAGGACCGGAGCGGCCCCACCGCCTACGTCACGAACCGGAATGCGAATCGGCCGCGCCATGTCTCCTCGCTTCTACGGTCTGGCAATGTAGGGGGGGACCTCGTTGCTCGACTTGAAGGCGTCCTGGAAGTCCTTCGAGCCAGTCAGAGCCCCGACCTGTCCGAGTGCACCGATCGCGCCTGCGATCCCCTCGGCACGAATCCCGCTCGCGATCCGCCGCGCGTTCACTTCCTCGAAGTTCGCGCCGGCCAGGATCGCCTGCTGGTCGTAGATCGAATCCATGAACGTCTGCGCCTGGACGAGCAGTGGGCTCCCCTGGAGAGAAACCCCAGCGGCTCCGTAGGCCGCCCGCTGTTGCGCCAGGAGGCGACGGTTCCGCTCCCGCTCGACGGTCGCTTCCCTCCGGAGCTGGTCCGCCCTGGCGCGCCCAGCACGCCTGGTGTCTGTCGCAGCCCGCTCGGACTGGACCACCTGATAGGCGGCCCCTCCGACTGCCGCGACCGCGCTCACCGCGAGAGCTACTGCCGGGGGCATTTGGCCTCCCATCGAATCATTCCCGCGACCTCTCCAACCGGGGCGAGGCCAAGCCAGGAGAACAGCCGCTCGTGCTCGTAGTTCGGCGGAGCATGAGCGAAGAGCGGTTCACCGAACGAAAGCAGCATCCCCATGTACCACCGGATCAGCCTGGCAATCCGAAGTCGGACACCCCAGGCCAGACCGATCTGCCGGACGATCCACAGTTCCTCGCCCCAAGCGAGGCGGACCGTACCGAAGCAAGCGACCGGCTCGTCCTCGAGCAAGGTCAGCCCGCGCATCCCGTCGATGAACGCCGCCTCGTCAAACGCCGCGAGGTGCTGCTTCTCGAACCGCTCGACCTTCATCGCGTGTCCACCTGCATGTTCAGGCCCGCCACCTCGAAGTGGTAGGGCACGTCCTGCACGATGTTCAGCACCGCCATGACACCGTGCTCGCCGATCCCTGGCACCGGACGCCACTCCGTGACCTCAGCGATCGGCGCTGTCGGGGTCGCCGCCGGAACCGCCTCTCGGTTAATCCTGGCTCCGTCGATCGTTCCGCCCTTCGACTGGACAAGGAGGATCTTCGCCTCGGTCACGTTCTGGATCCTACCCTGGGTCGCACCGTCCCGCGTCGAAGGCATGGGCACGATCGGTACGCACTCGAAGCGGATTGTCCGACCACACTGCCCAGTCGTCGGACTCGTCCCTGTGTCCGCATACGAAGCAAGGCCGCCGATCGAGACTGGGGCTAGTCCGATGTACACGCCGTCAAGGAGGACCTGGACGTGGTAGGCCGCCTGGCTCAAGTCGATCAAGTGCGTCATCGGTCCGAGTTGCGTAGAACTAGGGGTCGAATCCACGAACGTCTGATCCATCTGGAAGTCTGGTGTCATCCGCTCGATCCGACGGATCTCCGTACCCGCACCACTCTCCCCTCCGATGAAGTACCTGCGGACGAGCCAGAGCTCGTCGGTCAGGATCGTTCCGCCGGCGCGGACGGTTGTGATGCTCTCGATCGTGCTCGTGTCGGATTCCGTACCGGCAGTCTTTGGGTACGCGGGTTGGGTCGTCGTAGACCACCCCACGATCCCGTTCTCGCGCCAGTACGACAGCAGGTAGAGCGACCGGACGAGCGTCGTCGTGTCTCTCACCAGGACGTAGACCGTCTGGAGAGGGTTCGAGCAGTAGGAAATCTTCTCGACCCGCTTCCCTCGGAAGAGGTGCTTCGCGATCTCCGCGAGGTCAGGCGACAGGTAGCCGTCTCGGTCGAAGACGAACGCCATCTCGCGGAGGCCGTTCCCACTCGCGAAGAGGGCGGCCCCGCCGACCAGGGCCGGGCGAACGTTGTGAGAGCCGTATCCTGTCTGTCGCTCCGCTCCGACGTTGGAGGCGGTTAGGGGCGTTCCTGCGATCGCGAACTCCCCGGTGGTCGTCCCGATCAGCAGGTCCGCCGAACTCTCCATCCAGGTCGGAACTCCGCCGTTCGGGTCGGTGATCCCGAAGCGGAGCGCGTCGTCATCGAGCGGGCCAGCCGTCAGCGTATCCG